ATTTTCTTTAGTCCACACATCTCCACCTTCTACAATAGGAGACATATCATCTAACCCATCATTAATAAATCCAAAAGGTGCCATGTCCTGTTCTATCTGGTCTCTCTGATCTTCATATATCCTCTTTCTTACATCATTATCAGTCATTTCCTTGAAATAATCTTGGGCAACTAACCAAGAAAATATAACCATACACATTGCTAGATCATCATTACAACCCTCTTCTGCCATAAATGAGTTGTTTCTTTGGATAAAAGTAGTTAATTCTGATATGATTTCGTAATCAGATACTAGTAGTTTATCATCCTCAATCAGTGTTTTCAGGTTTGAGCACCCTAATTTTTTAACTGCCTGAGACATTCTTACACCAAGTTGAGATTTTTTACCAGAAAAACCTGCTCCAACCACTTGTCCATTTCTTCCTCTCATAGAACACATAAGAAGATTGTCATATTCTAAATCAAAATGAAGAATACTTGCTACTTGATCTCCAATATCATTAACTTCTACCAATAAGAAGGCACCATTGTATGCTTTACCCACTTCATTTATGATATTAGGGTATAACATTGGTTTAATTTCATTATTTCTATACTTACCTACTATTTTATAGGGGAATTTAGTTATATCATAAATGATAAATGCCGAGTAATCGTTACCAATTCCACGGGCAACATCTATAGTTATGAGATAATTAGATTCTTCTTTTGGGTGTTCGTATATGTCTAAACCATTATGTCTCTTTATAGGTTCATGATAAACAAGACTTTTTAACTTATCAGGTCTTATAAGAGTACCTACTGATCCTAAAAATTCGCATTCAAATTCAATTTTGAATTGTTGTTCAGAAGTATTTGCTATTGTTTGCTCTTTCCACGCATCATCTCTACCTGGTACTTCAGACCAATGAACTTCTGTTGGGATATAATCACTTTTACCTTTTTCTGCATCATGCCACATACGATAAAAATGATTCATACCTTTAGGGGTAGAAACAATAATTACTTTAGTGCTTTGTCCAGATGTAATAGTAGGATAAACAGAAGCAAAGAAATCATCCGCAATATGATTCGGTATGAATGCAAATTCGTCTAAGAATATAACGTTATAAGATCCACCACGAACAGCAGATGATGATGTAGAGTTTGCTGATATTTTTGATCCATTCTCTAATTCTAAAGAACCTTTGTTCCATGCAATAATACCTTGTTGCATCCAAGTTGGTAAATTTTCATAAGCAAGTTGCAGTCTGCCTAATAAATCTCTGGCAGTTGATGCTTTGTTTGCTAATATTGCAACATTAACATTATCATTGAATACTGCATAATGAAGTAAATATGATACACAAGTAGTAGATTTACCTGTCTGCCGAGGCATTTTACAGATGTTAAATCTATTATCGTGAAAGTTTTCTAGCAACTTCTGCTGAAATGGATACAATTTAAAGGGTTGTAGTCCATGATCAAGAGTTACTATTTTTATATAATTCTTTGCAAAATATACGGGATCTTCTCTACACTTTATAAACTCAACTATTTGCTCTTCAGTAAAGTTTATAGGGGTATTTGCTTTTTTCAGATTTGGATTACCCAAATATACATTATCACTCATAGTTTCTCCTATGTCATCTCATAAGGAAGATCTCTTGCAGATTTACTCTTCGGAAGTAAACCGCTAGAAGTTTTATCGTGTTCTAAGGTTTGTTGTGCAAGATCTACCATTTTCTCCAAGTTTTGAATCCTTTTTTCAAGATTCTTCACTTTGGGGTCCAGTCCATCTTTGCCAGATTTTATTTTCTTGTCCAAGTTTTGTTCTCCAGTCGTAATGCGATAACTGAAGTTTCTCACTTGCAATAAGGTCACTGCCTATTCCTTTTGAAGGTTTTAGGGGTTCGTTTGGAATAACATCAATGAAATCTGCATAATGTTTACCATTAGCATCTTCTATAGAAACAGAATTAATATCTTCTTTTTGCATGTAATTAGATGCAGAATCCATTTTATCTGTTGATGTTGTTATCTTTGCTTGAACCCAAGCAGGTATATTTTTTTCCTTCTTACCTAATGCTTTTTTAAGTTTGGCAACATTTCTCTCAGTTCTAGATAACTGCCTTTGTGCCATTGAAACTTCGTGATCTTTGTTCTCCTTTCCTTCGGAGACATCTTTTTTGACTAACAATCCATCGGGTTGTACCATGCTACCCTCTGGAATTGGCTTACATTTTTCATCGGTATTACAGTAGTAATATCCATCCTTACAAGATTTCATATGTAAGTTTAAGCGTCTGATGCTTTATTATTTATCATTCCTTGCTTTAGTAACTTAGAAAGATCGGAAGTTGAACCCACATACAAGGCATTATTTGTGACATTATTTGTAGTGGTTTTAGGAGAATCTTGTTCAATATCTTTAATTTTTTTCTGTAAATCGATCAATTTATCTGTAGTGTCTGCAACACTTTTGATTAATTGTCCTGCAACTTCGTATGCTCTAGCACTAGCACCTTCCTCTGCTACTTCCATAATACCGTTTATTGCTTCTTGCCCCTTTTCAATTAAAGAATATAAATTACCTCTAGTATATTCATAGTCTTTTTGGATATCTTTATCCTCAGATTTTTTAGTTTTTAATATCTTCAACTCTTTAGGTTCTTCTTTCACGATGTCAGAAGCAGTGTTAAGAGCATTATTTAAATCTTCAAATTGATCTTTCATTTACTTTCCGTCCTGAAAGAACTCTAATCCTTCAGAGAATCCAAAATCATCTCCAGGACCAACTAATGCATCATCAACCGTATCTATAACATTGTCTGCATTTAAATCAGTTGTTGCTTTAGGAGTAACAGTATACCTCATTTCTCTCTTTGCAGTTACAGGATTGGTCTGAGTGTAAGTATCGACTTGAACTTTCTTGATGAGACCTTCTGCATTATCAGCAATTTTACCGAATAGATATGTCTTAGCAGTAAAGTTTAAAGTGTAAATTAGTGCTCTTCTGGTAGAAAAATCTCCTTCATAATCATCTACAAAAGAAACACCATTCAAAACTATAGGAATATCTCTCTTTTCTCCGATAGCACTAACAAGGTCTATAGTTACATTAAGAGATGGTTGAAAGAATGGTAATATTTGTTCTACAATCTGTAAAGCATCATCATTTAACTTACAATATATGTTTAATTCAAATCCAACGTCGTAAGGAACAGGCATAAAAACTTTTCTCATAGTTGAAGATGCTGTATCAACTGCTTTAAAAGTTGATGTCATCCCAGTCTTTCTAGTTCCATCATATGTTAAAGATGTCATTTCAAAAGACATTCTTGGCAAAGATATTGCTACTGCCTTATTTAAGTCTGATTGTTGTGTTAGTCTTGCTAAAAATTTCTGTCTTGGAGCATATGCTAATGGAACCCTCATCTCATCAACAACAGCACCTGATTGTCCATCATAATGTTTAATATAGACATTATTGAATAGTGTTCCGAAAGATACAATGGTCTTTCGCATTATTTCGTGGTAGTAATGACTTCCTAACATTAAACGTCACCAAATGGGTTAACTTCTGTAAAATCTAAAATCATATCTGCTTCTCCTTCAAATAGATCGTTTTGATCATATGAATCTATATTCTCAACTGAACCAGCTGCAGGTACTTCTGAGAGTAGCATATACTTATCTAAAACATATATAGCACCCGAAGACTGTCCAATAATATTCTCTCCTGCAAAGAATGTTCCATTTTCTTGTCCAACTTGAAGCACTCCTTCATCCTGATCCCAGTTCTTAACTCTTGCACTTATGCTAGAACTTGCACCAATAACCACCTCATTAAACCAGAATGTTCCTATTCCTGCATTTCCTGCGAGTGCAGCTGGATCTTGTACTAATACTGTGCAAGGTCCAAGATAACCTGCACCTGGACTGGTGATATGAATACTTTCAATGTCGTTAGCAGCTGCATCAAGAACAACGACACCAGTAGCAGTTCCAAATCCAGAGACACCATCTCTATCTCCAATAGTATTAGCAATACTTACTGTAGGTGGTACGGTATATCCAATACCTGTTTTAGTAAATGTTATGCTAGTAATTGCTCCAGAAGCATCAACATTTCCATATCCTTCTGCTGTTTGCCCAAGTGGAGCATCAATAGTTACACTAGGAGCAGATAGATATCCTCCACCCATAGTTAATATTTCAAACTCACTTATTTGCCCATAACCGTTAAGTTTAGCTCTACCAGTTGCTGTAAATTCAGAAGGACTTCCAGTTGCACTAGTAACTCCAACAGTTGGGGTAGTTAAGTAACCAGCACCTGAAGATGCAATAGAAACTGTATTTACAAATCCTTCGCTAATAGTTGCTGTTGCTGTTGCTCTGAAATTAGTTGCAACACCTATTGGTGTGTCTATAACTGCAGAATTTATAGCAGTTACTATTCCAGTTAAAGTAGAACTACTATTAACAAGGGATGCTACTTGTCCAGATACGACAGTTGTATCAATACTTAATTCTTGCTCAGAACCAATCTGATCTTCAAAGTCATCATAAGTTACCGTATTAGAATCTACAGTATAGGATGAAATACCACTTGATGGAGGTGTTGATGAAGCAGATCCAATAACTATAGTTGAGAATATATCATCTACAAAAATACCACTATTATATGAGTTCTTCAGAATAGGTGGTGTTAAATTAGCATTAGTTATTAGTTCTTTGTCTCCTGCTAATGGGAAGAATGTAAATGCATAATCTCCACCATCTACTGATAGAGAAATTTTCTGAGAACCAAATTCATTCTTAGATTCTATGTAAGCATAATGCCAAGCATCATCTCTTACAGATCCACCAATAGTAGATGCAATAGATACTGTTCCAATACCCAATTCAACATTTCCATTGGTGTTAATTCTTAAATTAGTATCCTCTGCTTTACTTCCATTACTATTTTTATTTAATTCTAAGAATGTTGAAACACCTGTTGTAGAACTTTGTGTTTTAAAGAATAATTGAACAGCACCTTCAGCACCTATAGTAGTCTGATTACGATGTGTTAAATTTCTATCGCTATCTGCATCGATTAATTTCCATGCTACTGATCCAAATCTTGGAGAAGTTGCATCAAATCCTGCAGATAATGTAAGATATTTTATAGTAAGTGTTGGTGGACTTAGATAATATCTACCCGCACTAGTTAAACTATAAGAGAATGTAGTTATACCTAAGTTAGAGACATAAGATGTATTCGCAGTTGCTGTAGATGCAATTCCTGTGGGAGCATCAACTGTTAATATTGGGTTTCCAAGGTAGAATTGTCCAGAAGAAGCAATTGATATAGTTTCAAGATTTTCATTTGCATTTACAGTAGCAGTAACGACTGCAGTAGATCCAACTCCAGTAGGAGCAGCAATTGTTACAGCAGGTTCTACGCTATATCCTATACCTGCATTATTAACTGAAAGACTTACTAATTTTTCATTAGCAATTGCTGTATTTGCTGTTGCCTGTACAAGTCCTGAACCAGTTGGAGAAGATATTGTAACTCCAATCTGTCTTTGTGGTGCATAATTACTTCCCCCACTGCTTAGAGTTATCCCAGTCACTACATTATTTGCTACTACTGCGGTTCCAGCTGCTCCAGTATAAGTTGGTGATCCGAAGGTTAATAAAGGAACATCTGTGTAACCATTTCCAGAAGAAATAACAGTTGCTTTACTTACACCTTGTCTATAAGTCTCAATACCGACAGTTACTGCAGCACCAACACCTCCACCACCAGTAATTGTAACCGTCGGTTCTTCTACATATCCTTTACCAGCATCAGTCAATACAATTTCTTTTATTGATCTTTGTCCACCAATT